CCATCGCTTAGAGCACGATGCCCGATCACTGATTTTTCATGTCCCCCTCCAACTTCCAATGTAAAATCTCTTTCCTTCGCGAGATCTACAATGTGAGTATAATTCGTGTTGTATTCATTGGTGAGAGGATAAGATGGATCATAAGTAATTTTCAACCGTCCTTTGTGGAAAGCAGAAGCTACCACTTGGAAACGAAATTTCATTGATCCGCGCCAATATCGAAATGGCAATGCTGCAAAGCAGCAAGCCGGCATATGAACCTCATCTGGAGGACCAGAAAGTTCATTCCAGAGAACTGGAGAAACTTCTGAATTCCAGAGAAGAGATTCAGGAGCTGCCGTCTTCGCCCATGCAAAAGAAGTCAAATAAGACTCTCTGCATGCTATCGATTTTATCGTCATCTCATCCTTGTCACCAAGACCAAAAGTTCGAGGGTCAACAGTGAGCTCTTGCTTGGCATCTAGTGTCAGCTTAACCACAGAATCCGGAACATTCGTGTTCGACATATTACCCATGAAGGTTGGTCGATACGGTTCCACATCCTGTAACACAGCTGGACGACTGTATCCAAATATGCTCGCCACATTGGAAGCCGCGCTGGCTGCCATTTGTGTGGCTTTAGCAAAGGGAGCTATCGCTGGTACTGATTCCAACGCCCCGGCAACTTTCGCAATGAAATTTGCAGGGGCTGATATTGGTCCATCCTTCTTGTACTCATCCTTTGTACCCATTTGAGGAGTCAAAGCTCCAGGCTCGTTGGCTGTGGGCACAGCAAGAGAAACCTCTTCTGCCCAGACAAAGACAGAAACTGTGATGGTATCAGTAGAACCATTGGCATGTTTCAGGGGATTCATTCCATGGATAAAGACTTTGCCCATCTCTCGCCACTCTTGTTGGGGAATGCGCAATGCATTTTCATACCAACAAAATGGCAAAGTGATGGTCCCACCGAGAGAGTTGGTGGGGTCGAGGTACACGTGAGGTCTCTGAGACGCAGCAACAACATCCTGTATGAAGAAAGCTCGATCCTTGGTCAATTGATCCAAGTTGTGGAGCGGTACATAAGATGCTATAGCTCGTCCATAATAGAAACCATTACCATTCAACACGATCCTGCATTTCAACTTGCAGCGCAAGAGATTGTAGTTCGTGATACGATTGATTACACGAGGATTCTCGAAGAAATCCTGCCATGGATTGAAAGATTGGAAGAACGTGGCTCCAAGCGGCCACGTATAACTTCTCGTTTTGATTGGACGCGAAAAGAAATTTTCCAAGTTCGCGTCAGAGGTGTCAGCTATCCCGAAGGTGCTGTCGGGCTGGCTATCGACTTTGTAGTCCCAATGTTCGCTTTGGTCGGCAAACGTTGTGACTTCATGCTTGGTGTCGGTGCCCTCCTCATTGATTGTTATATTAAATCTATTTGTAGCAAGTCGTCATTCACCAATCCTGCAGATGACTCATTCTGCAGGTGGCTTGTCAGTCTTGTACAGTGGCGGACTGTTCTCCTAAATAAGAGTATCTCACGAGGGAGATGCCTCCAGATGAAGCCTTTCCCCTTCCTTGACTGACGTTCGGAAGGGTGAACGGTAACCATACACCTGGACGGGACTTTCGCGTGTAGCCGTGTCCGCAATTAACGGCCAGAGGGATGAGTTTAAGGACTTCCCAGGTCTGGCTTGTCTATTCGACTTTTGTTTTCGACAACAAAATGAGAGCCTCTGCTGCTTCTCGTTGTCTCTTCGTCCTATACCGCAGGCCTCGCGGGCGATACTTGCGATACGGCTGCGTCGGCACATAAGGCACAGTTGGTGTCGTGAAGGGTCTTGGAACAATCTTCTCCAAACCCTGGACATCGTATTTCTCTTTGTAGCTTTCCAACATGTCATCGTATGTTACTGTTAGCATGAGGCAGCCATGGGCTATCTCTGCACGTTCAGCAATTTCGATCATCTGAGCTCGTCTCATCTCGTAATGCTCACGACCATAAGCAAACCATTCGCGTAAAGCGCCATCTATGATTTGCATGGCTTGTTGAGCACGAGTTATAGATTTCGAGCGAAGTACTGCATGTAAAGCTTTGAAGATTGAATCCTCGTCCAGCGCTCCCATTATGAAGCCCGTATCTGGACTGAAGATGTTCTTCCGTTTCAAGAGATCTGCATCCTTATCCTTCATGTAAGGTACAGGGTCTGATTCCTTGTCCGGCATGGTGAACAACATATCACGTTCTTCCAAGAATTCTGCCACAGAAATGTGATTAAACTCTGGGAAGTCCTGGTGAACGGAACTCTTGGCATCGTCACCATAAGTGATTAGCGCACACACATCACGAAATTCAGGAAG